GAAGGTATAATTAGTTAATCTAATTAACTTCAATAAAGGGCTTCTTCGGAACCCCTTTTTTTTTCCTTATAAATAATTTTGTAGAAAAACATTAAATCTAAATGCCGTATGATACTACAATTGATATGAGTTATGAGGCGACTGGTGATTTAAACACTAACTATAATTACCTCTCACCAACAACTTTTATTATGACAATGGATAGATTGAAGTTTCCAAATGCAAACTTTCATCTGCAAACAGTTATGCTACCAGACATGATGGCTAACCCTGCTCAGCTTGGAACACCTAAGCGCAGAATTCCTATGTCTGCTGATAAGATTGAATATGGTCCACTAACAGTAACATTCTTGGTGGATGAGGATCTTACTAACTATAGAGAAATGCATGATTGGTTATTAGCTCAGGTTCTTAATGTTGATCAAAAGAATGATGGTAAGCCAAGAGATCTAACTCTAACAGCACAAACAAGTAGTAACAATCCTAATGTTGGATTCCAGTTTATTGATGCATACCCAACACAGATATCAGCATTACCATTTGAAACAACTACTACTGATATACAATATCTAACAACAATGGTTACACTTGAATACAGTTATTTTAAGATTATATAAATAAAATAAAAAGGTTATATTATGATTAATATTGAAGAAGTCTTGAAGATGTGGAAGACTGACGCTCAGATTGATGAGATGTCACTCGACGAAGAATCTCGTAACTCTGCTGTTCTCCATGGAAAGTATCTTGAGATGATTACAGTCTCAAAGCTACAACTACGTCGCAGAGAGCAGGAGTTTAAAGTCCTACTAAAGAACAAATGGCTTTACTATAACGGTAAGTTATCTCAGCAACAGATAGATGAGTTTGGATGGGAATATGATCCATTCAATGGTCTTGCTAAACCTCTAAAAGGTGACATGGATTACTATTATGATTCAGATGAAGATATCCAGGCAATGCAAGCAAAGATTCATTACCTAGAAGAGTTGGTTGCTACGCTAAAAGAGATAATGGATAACATTAAGTGGAGACATCAAAACATTAAGAATATGATTGAGTGGAGGAAGTTTACTTCCGGCATGTAATGGAAACATTAATTATTAAAAAGAAAGATGAGGCACAGATCATTGTCGACTGTGAACCTGGAGTAGCAAGAGAGCTATCCGACTTCTTCACTTTCTTTGTTCCAGGTTATAAGTTTATGCCAGCCTATAAGAATAGAATATGGGATGGCAAAATTCGTCTCTATGATACTAGAACGAAAACACTACCTGGTGGCTTGATTGCATACATTAGAGAGTTTTGTGATGCAAGAGAGTATAACTTATTATTTGAGATATCTGATTATGGATTGGCTGGTGAAGTTGATGAAACTGATATGTCATTTATTAATGATTACACATACACTGTTAATGGTGAGATTGTTGAGCCATACGACTACCAGATTGATGCTGTAAGATATGGACTGAATAATAAAAGAGGAATACTATTATCTCCTACTGCATCTGGTAAGTCACTAATCATCTATTCTTATGTAAGATGGTTCTTAGATAATAGTGATAAAGATATCTTACTTGTTGTTCCTACTACATCATTGGTAGAGCAAATGTATTCTGACTTTGCAGATTATTCATCTAAGGATTCTAACTTCTCTGTTGATTGCTGTCATAAGATCTATTCTGGTAAGGATAGAAATGATACTAATAATAGAGTTGTCATTACTACATGGCAATCAATATACAAATTACCAAAGCAATGGTTCAATAGATTTGGTATGGTGATTGGTGATGAGGCTCATAACTTTAAGGCTAAGTCACTAACAACTATTTTGACTAATTGTACAGAGGCTGAATATAGATTTGGTTTAACTGGTACATTAGATGGAACGCAGACACATAAGCTCGTATTAGAGGGATTGTTTGGTCCTGTCTATAAAGTTATTACTACAAAGCAATTGATGGATAATGATACTGTTGCTAAGTTAGATATTAAAGTCTTGGTTCTGAAATACAAAGATGAATACAGAAAGTATGTAAACAAGACGAAGTACCAAGAGGAAGTTGACTTTATTGTTGGATATCAATCCAGGAATGCATTTATTAAGAACCTTGTATTAGATCTTGATGGAAACTCATTAATACTATATAATTATGTTGAGAAGCATGGAAAACCACTGTATAATCTTATCAGTGAACACATAAGCAATGATAGAAAGTTATTCTTTGTGTCTGGTGCGGTGGATGTTGATACGAGAGAACAAATAAGAGCAATCACAGAGAAAGAAAAGAATGCTATTATTGTTGCCTCTCTAGGCACGTTCTCAACTGGTATAAATATAAGAAACCTTCATAATGTTATCTTTGCTTCACCATCTAAATCGCAGATAAAGGTTTTACAGTCGATTGGTAGAGGTCTCAGAAAAGCTGATGATGGTAGAAATACTACTCTATATGATTTGGCTGATGACCTACAATGGAAGAAGAGAAAGAACTATACTCTGGAGCATGCAGGTGTTAGAATAACACTTTACACGAAAGAGCACTTTGACTATAAAATTTATGAGGTAGATCTTCCATGATTAAAACAATGACACAAGAACAAAGAGATCTAATAGACAAAGCAAACATCAGAGAGATTAAGATGATTGACGGCAACACATTGATTGCTGAAGTATTAGACGATACAGATAAAACAATCCTGTTGTATGAACCATTAGAATTAGAATTCCAGAAACCTGGTGAGGCGTCTTTCGTCCCCTGGTTCTTTATGAGTAATGATAGATACATTGAAGTAGGTAAAGATAAATTAGTTGCAACGAATGAGTGTGATGTGGACTTTAAGATAAAGTATCTTCAAGCCACGGTTCAGAAAGCTAACTTCAAGGCCGCACGCCTTGTAGATGATATTGATATCCCTGAACCCGACTCTGATATCAAGCACTAAAAAGGGTATACTGTCCCCCCCTACCGCAATAGGGATTATACAGCATAAATTAAAAAAAGTCAACAGGTAAAATGAATTTATTTTGGGAAATATTAGTAGTTATTTTATTATTGTTTCTCACATCAATTATATCAATGATAATGGTAAAACATTTTTTATAGTTAATAAGTGTTGACTTTTCTGATGAAATCCCGTATAATAAGCGGGATATAAAAGTGGAGTATATTATGTCTGAAAAAATTAAACCACAAGATAAACCTCATTATGTGAACAATAAGATGTTCTCACAATCAGTAGTTGATTATGTGAAGAGTGTTCATGAGGCTGAAGCTAATGGTTCACCTAAACCTGTGGTAACAAATTACATAGCTGAATGCTTTCTAAAGATTGCAGAAGGCTTATCACACAAAGCTAACTTTATTCGATATACCTATCGTGAAGAGATGGTTATGGATGCTGTAGAGAATTGTCTGAAGGCAGTTAACAACTACAACATTGAAACTAAAACTCGTACAGGTAATCCGAATGCATTTGCATACTTTACACAGATATGTTACTTTGCATTTATTCGAAGAATCACAAAAGAGAAGAAGCAGCAAGATATCAAGTTTAAGTTTCTTGAGCAATGTGATATTAATGAATTAATTGAAACATTAGAGGGTGATACAGCATCGCTATCTGAGTCTCGTGAGTTCATTGATCACTTGAGAGAAAGAATCTCTCGTGTAAGAGATACAGATGATGCTGTAAAAGAATTTGCTAAGGAAGAAAAGAAAAAGGCAAAAGCTGAACCTAAGGGTCTCGAGCTGTTCATGGGCATTGCATGAAGATAGCTGTTCTTAACGATACGCACGCAGGTGCTAGAAACTCGTCCGATATCTTTATGGAGTATCAAGGACGCTTCTATGAGGAAGTATTCTTTCCATATTTAAGAGATAATGGTATCACTCGTATACTTCACTTGGGTGATTACTATGAACATCGTAAATTCGTAAATTTCAAAGCCCTACATCATAATCGTCGCGTGTTCTTAGATAAACTAAGAGAGTATCACATGCACATGGATATCATTCCTGGCAATCATGATGTCTTCTATAAGAATACAAATGAGTTATGTTCTCTTAAAGAGTTGATGGGTTACTATACAGATGTAGCAACTATTCATATGAAACCTTCTATAGTTGATTATGATGGTCTCAAGGTTGCATTGGTTCCATGGATCAATATGCAAAACTATTCAAAGTCTGTTGAGTTTATCAATAAAGCAGAGGCTCCATTCCTTGGTGGTCATTTTGAGTTAGAAGGATTCGAGATGCACAAGGGTGTTGTTAATACTCATGGCCAGGACATTGGTAATCTAGCTCGTTATGAGAAAGTATTATCTGGTCACTTCCATACAAAGTCTGAGCAAGGTAATATTCAATATCTTGGTTCGCAGATGGAGTTTACATGGGCCGACTGTAATGATCCAAAGCACTTCCATGTAATTGATACAGGGGATCGTTCTGTAACCCCTGTAAGAAACCCGTTGACTTTATTCGATAAGATAGTGTATAATGATGAGGTTGAGGATTATAGTAAGTATGATGTATCCCAACATAAGGATAAGTTTGTTAAGGTTGTAGTCATTAAGAAGAAAGATGTCTATAGCTTTGATAAGTTTATTGATCGCCTATCTGATGTCGATACTCATGAGCTCAAGATTGCTGAGACCTTTGATGAGTATATGGGTGACAATGTAGAAGATGAGAAGGTTGATTTAGAAGACACAACAGAGATGCTCGACTCTTATGTTGAGGCTGTTGAAACTGACCTAGATAAAGATAAGCTAAAAGGTTTTGTGAGAGAGCTTTATGTAGAAGCTCAGAATATGGAAATTTTATGATTGTATTTGAAAAGATTCGCTGGAAGAACTTTCTTTCTACCGGCGATAAATTCACTGAGATATTTTTAGATAGAACCCCTACTACATTAATTGTTGGCCAGAACGGAGCTGGTAAATCTACTTTGCTTGATGCATTGGCATTTGCTCTCTTTGGTAAACCTCATCGTGACATCAAGAAAGCACAGTTAGTTAATTCTATTAATAATAAGAAAGCTGTAGTAGAGGTTGAGTTTCATATTGGCAATCAGAAGATGAAAGTGGTTCGTGGCATCAAGCCAAACCTCTTTGAGATCTGGCAGAACGGTAAACAGATCAACCAAGATAGTAATGCAAGAGACTTTCAAAAATTCCTAGAACAAAACATCCTAAAACTTAATCACAAATCATTTCATCAGATTGTTGTATTAGGTTCATCATCATTCATTCCATTCATGCAACTTAATAATAATCATCGTCGTGAGGTGATTGAGGATCTATTAGACATTGGTGTCTTTAGTAAGATGAATGTTGTATTGAAAGAATGGAATGGTAAGTTAAGAGAGTCTATTAAGGATACAGATTATCAGTTAGAGCTGACCAAGGATAAGGTCAATGTACAAAAGAAATACATCAAAGAACTTGAGGGTATGAACAATGAACTTATCACTAAGAAACAGAATGAGATTGTTGGCTATCAGGAACAAATCAAAGAGACACAATCAGAAAATGAGCAACTATCAATTTGGATACAGGAAAATCAACAGACCATTGAATCCGAGCACGCCAAGCAATCCTCAGACTACGAAGAAATCAAAAAATACATTCAATCGTTCAAAACGCAGATGTCAGGAATTGTCAGAGAAGCAAAGTTCTATGATGAAAACGATTCTTGCCCAACCTGTAATCAGGATATCAGTGAATCGCTTAAGTCCACCAAAGTCGAAGCTGCTAAGACAAAAGCAACTGAACTACAGGAGGCTATGGACAATGCAACTAAAATATCAACTGACATGGAACAATCTTTGGAATCAATTAATACACAAATCCAGAGCATCTCAGCTAAGCAACAACATATTCATTCTAACAATAGACTTATCTCAGGTTGGCAAGCTGAGATATCAGATAGAGAGAATGACATATTAAGTATCTCTAAAGAGGAAGGTGGATTAGATGAAGCCAATAAATCTTTAGATGAGCTCCAGCAAGCCAAAGATGATCTAACAGAAGTTAAGTTGGCTCACATGGAGAAACAAAACTACTATGGAGCTATCATTGAGATGCTTAAGGATAGTGGTATCAAGACTAAGATCATCAAACAATACTTACCTGTTATGAATAAGTTAATCAATAACTATCTGCAGGTATTAGACTTCTTTGTATCGTTCCATTTAGATGAATCATTTACAGAGACAATCAAATCACGACATCGTGATCAATTCAACTATGCATCATTCTCTGAGGGTGAGAAACAAAGAATCGATTTGGCTCTTATGTTTACTTGGAGACAGATAGCTCGTATGAAGAATAGTGTGGCTACCAATCTATTAATACTTGATGAGACATTTGACTCTTCATTGGATAATGATGGTATTGATAATCTATTTAAGATAATGGAAACATTAGACAACGATACAAATGTATTCATTATATCTCATAAGGGTGATGTACTAGAAAACAAATTCAGATCCAAGATTGAGTTTGTCAAAGAACACAACTTCTCTATCATAAAAAAATAAACGTAGC